ATGATTATCACACTGGAAACAGAAAGATTGCTACTCCGTGGCTGGAAAGAAGAAGATCGTGAGCCTTTCTTTCGCTTAAATAGCAATCCTGAAGTGATGGAGTTTTTTTTAAAAAGACCGAATAAAGAACAAAATAATACTTTTGTTGATAATTTGATCCGTAAGTTTGAAACGCAAGGTGGCTGGGGGTTGTGGGCTGTTGAGCGAAAACAGGATGGTGAGTTCATCGGCATGATTGGGCTGAATATTCCCAGTGATGAGTTACCCTGTTATCCCTGTGTCGAAATTGGCTGGCAGCTTGATAAACCCTTTTGGGGCAAAGGCTATACGTGTGAAGCGGCTCGTAGGATTTTTGATTTCGCGTTTACAGAAGTGGGATTGGATGAAGTTGTAGCACTTACTTCCGTACTTAATTACCGCTCAGAAAGCGTGATGAAAAAACTGGGCATGATCAGAGACGAAAAAACATTTCTACATCCTTTAGTGCCGGAAGGTCATCGATTGAGAGAGCATGTTCTATATCGGATTCGGCGTTCAAGTTGATGGCATCATGGGGTAAACATCATCAAGGTTATCCTGCCTGTCGGGATAGCCTTGATGAAAACCATTTTGTCGCCCAGATCGCTATTGTCTGGATATCACCAGAGCCACGCGACCGATGAATTGAATATCGCTGACTGAACAGTCAAAAGTGACGTCATCATCGCTGACACGGATTTTACTGACAGGAATTTTGGCAATCCTCTTGATACTGTGCATACCTTCGATATCCACCAGCCATAAGCCATCCTGAATATTGTTTCCCTGAGCATCAAGCAGATACCATGTCACGCCATCATCAACAACCAACGGGTTGTTAAGTTCTTTAGAAATCAATTCGCTGTCCAAGATCACAGGATTGGCCTCGTTCAGTTTACCTCCCGATAACTTTATACGAGGAATTGATGGCGCAATGATATCTTCCAGCCGTTCTGTTTTGCCACTCTCTCCATCCGGAAACATCTCTCCCTGACCTGTGCTTAACCACAGCAGTGAAGCGCCAGTTTCGAGATTACACTGGATGATCCAATCCGCTGGAAAGCTATCACGAAGATAGCGGTTTGCCATTGTGCTTTTGGAAACGCCCAAATGGTCACTCAGGGCTTGGCGTGACTTAAATCCATACGCGCGGACAAGACGCTCAATAGCGGGTCTTCCCCCACTATCAGCCCCCATTTTTATCTCAATATTGGTGTTTTTCATTGACAGTACAGATAATGGGTATTAGTATCCCATAAAAGTTCTTGAATTGAGATCTTTCATGAGCCCGGATTGGTTAAGCTGAAAACCATTGAGAGATATTGCATCATGAACGTCCAGATTTCAATCTTTATACTTGATATCGACAGCGATTTGGGGATGGTTTGAGGGATTCTGGGAAGAGTGCTGGGGGTAAAACGGTGAGGGAAAAAATGGCGAATACGGAAAAAGAAAAATTTGCTCAGATTAACCTCGGCCAACGGCTAGAAGGGTTGAACCATTTGTCGCGGATCAGGGCAATATACTGGGGTGACGATGAAAAAGAGTTAAACCGGTTTTTTGCTGATATGCGCGACAAAAAGGACAGTTATTACGAAGAGAACAAGCGGGCATTATCCGCCATTTTTTATTTGGCAAATATTCCGCGTGTACGCCACGAGAGTGAGCTTGAACATTTTACCCAAGAGGAAAAACAGGCTCTGATCAAAGCAATGAATCATATTAAAGTCGTTGTCAGTCAGTTTCCGAAGTACTTGAAGTTATCTAAGTAATCACATTTTTTGAACACATTTTTGTACAAATGGCATGAGTACGTCAGGCACTCGCACATCCTTAATATGGTGGAATTGATGAATAGTGGTTTTATCACTACTGAACATAACGGTGATTATCCTATTGCCAAAGGCAGACAGTCTGGCCTGTTTCAGCCAGGCATACCGCAGGGTGTGTCAATGGCTGAACGTTTATTATGGGAAGTCAACGCGGAAGATCACCAATGGCGCCACCAGTATATCGGGCAGATGCCGGATTTTCTGGCAAAGTATTTCAGCCGCCGTTATGTTGGCATCTTTAACCATTCAGGCCGCCGCGATGCGAACGCCTTTCTGAGAAGAACGGTTGGACAAAATGTCTTGCCACGGTTGCAGTTGGTTAAGGCAAGATATTCATTCACCCATCATATATCAGGCATAACACCTTTTCCTTTTATTGGGCAATTGGAAAAGGTGGTGACATGCGATCGCAAACAGCTTTTGAAGCTCGCTCATGAAATATCTGTTTTTATTGCGGGCAACTATGAGCATTATTCCTTGCAGTCTTCTCCACAATATCAAGCTGCGCCGGTTGACAGTGAAAGTGAATTGTTCCCCCGTGTCGCTAAGTTATACCAATTACTGGCGAAGCTGACTTTGCAATGTGGTACAAATCCTCCTTACTGGCAGCGTTTTAATCATGGACGTAAAGTACCGTCTGTTGATCAACTTTGTGCTGGTATGTTGCGGATGATGTCTGCCCGCTGGTGGTATTTTCGGTTAAAACGTCTGCGTGAAATCCAGTCTGAGCATATGGCAATTGCGGTTGGGCAAGTACAAAAAGCCGCATCGCCTTATGTTTCGAACTATGCCTTGCGTGAATGGTTGGAACAGAAACGCCGTAACCGTGAGTTTTTCAAACATTTTGATTTGGAAAATGAGAACGGAGAACGGATTTCGCTGGCGGAAACGGTGGTTCATAGTAATGCGAATCCCGCTATTCGACGTTGTGAATTGATGGTCAGAATGCGCGGTTTTGAAGATGTCGCCAACAAAATGGGATGTATTGGTGAATTCTATACCATCACGGCGCCGGCAAAATACCATGCGGTTCAGCATCAGGGCGGGTTTGTCAGACATTGGAATGGCGCGACGCCCCGCGATACTCAACGCTACCTGTGTGGCATATGGGCAAAAGCCCGTGCCGCAATCGCCCGTGCCGGCATTAATCTATTTGGTTTCAGAGTGGTGGAACCGCACCATGACGGCACTCCCCATTGGCATATTCTGCTGTTTATGCTGCCGGAACATCAGCGGCAGGTCAGGGCGATCCTTGAGCATTACGCTTGCCAGGAAGAGAAAGCTGAATTGCAACGCGATGATGCCAAAAAAGCGCGTTTTGATTACAGAACGATAGATCCTGATAAAGGGAGTGCGACAGGCTATATCGCTAAGTATATATCCAAAAATATTGATGGTTATGCGCTGGAAGATGAAAAAGATCATCAAACCGGGGCACCTCTGCGCGATATGGCGAAATCGGTGACGGCATGGGCGAGTCGCTGGCGCATTCGCCAATTTCAGCAAATCGGTGGAGCGCCGGTTTCCGTTTGGCGAGAACTTCGTCGCCTTGGAGAAGTGTGTTTAACGGATAACAAAGTCAATGCGGTTTTGCAGGCAGCCGATGAAGGCAATTGGGCAGCTTATATTCAGGCACAGGGTGGGCCGTGGGTTGCTCGTCGTGATCTGGTTATTCGTTTGTCTTATAAACACATCCCGTTTGGTAGCCCTTATGGAGAAGATGTTTACACCATACAAGGAGTGACATCACCACTTCTATCATGTGTGGAATTTATCTGCACACGTATTCACCAATGGACTATTGTACCGAAATTTGATGCTGCTCCGACATCAGGACATATTGTCTATAAAAGAAACACTAAATGGCCCTCTTGGAGTTCTGTCAATAACTGTACGGATGGACAGGTAGATAGGTCAATGAAGAGGTATGTAAACTACAGGATTGATGAGGATGATAAAATAATCAATATGGCAAATATTTCTGCAAAAACAGTACATAATAGGTATTAACTATCACATTTAGTCACTAGAAAAGGTAAAAACTTCTTTAATTTTTCACCCATTACGTGTACTGTATATGCATACAGTTTTTATATGGAGGCGGGTATATCAGTGGACTCTCTTATGGAATCATTGGTAGCGCAACGTATTAATTTTATTGCCAGAATGGCAACAAGTTGCGAATGCAATCATGCGGAAGACAAAGAACTGGCGTTGGTCTGGATAGCTGAGTTATCTGCACCTCATGAAAATCGACTTAATGTCCATAGAAGTGACTTAGAAAATAATTTATTGATCGAGAAAGCGTTAAGAAATTCAGGTTCAACAGACGAATAAATTTTGCAGGTGAAAATGATGAGAGTGGAGATACTTTTCGATAAACGAGCTAATGTTTCTGAATCAGTGATGTCTGCACTTGAAAGTGAACTGAAAAAAAGAATTTTACCGCAGTATCCCGATACGCATTTTAGAATTGCAGTTAGCAGCAGTAGCTCCGTAAGAGTGACAGGAACCAAAGACAGTAGTGAACATGACCAGATGATGGAACTTATTCAAAGCGTCTGGGAAGATGATAGCTGGCTGCCAGATTAAACCCGACAGAGTGTTGATATCCTTCAATGGATGGCAAATTATTATAATGGATTAAATAGCACGGGGGCAGGTAATAATTTCCTGCCCCCGTGCTATTTAATATGTGTTTACAACATCCGTCGATGTTCATTTGTACTATTTTCCCAACAATGCCACTTCATTGAGGTATTTCTCTGATTATTCGATCATAACTCTCCGATTTACTGATTATTTTCTGCAAAGAAAAGGAGAGTGTATGCAAGTTATCGCACAACAAAATGAGACGGTTGATGCCCTGTGCTGGCGTCATTATGGCCGAACGCTGGGGATGACGGAACGTGTGCTGTTGTCAAACCCCGGATTGGCTGCTTTTGGCGCGGTATTGCCTCATGGAACGAAAGTTGAAATGCCGGAGTTCATGCCCGCTGCCACCAAGCCGATTATCCAGCTTTGGGATTAAGGGGTTTGCATGGATAAATACAGTCACGCAACTTATGCCTGCGCCAGTATCACAGCCATTTTTTCTGGCCTTTCTTTATATGAGTGGAGTTTTCTGCTCGGGGCGTTCGCCAGCATTTCCCTCGGTATCCTGACTTATCGACTTAACCGTCGGGAGCAGATGAAACGTACCTTGATTCTGAAAAATATCCTGAAAAACATCCTGGAAAATCTGGATATCGAGTCTGCGTCGAAATCAGCCAAGATAGTCAGCGAGCTGATACATCACGCACCAAGAGAGCTGTGATATGCAGGATATCAAAACCAGACTCAGTCGGGTGGTTATTGGTCTTATTATTGGTGGCGCCAGTTCTTCTGTCATTCTTTCGCAGTTTTTGGATGAGAAAGAAGGCAATCGACTGTCTGCCTATCAGGATGGCGGCGGCATCTGGACAATATGTCGCGGCGTGACGCGCATTGATGGCAAAGCGGTATTTAAAGGAATGAAACTAGCGCCTGAACAATGTGATGTTTTGAACCGGATCGAAGCCGACAGGGCGATTGATTGGGTGAAGAAAAACGTCCACGTCCCGCTGACTGAGCCGCAAATTGCCGGTATTGCCAGTTTCTGCCCGTATAACATCGGCCCCGGAAAATGTTTTTCTTCCACCTTTTATCGCAAGCTCAACGCCGGCGATAAAAAAGGCGCATGTGCAGAGATCAAACGCTGGGTCTATGACGGCGGACGTGACTGTCGAAAAACCCAAGGACAGCCGAATGGCTGTTATGGCCAGGTTCTGCGGCGTGATCAGGAGGCTGAACTGGTTTGCTGGGGATTAGATCGATGAAGAAAGTACCTTTACTTGTCAGCCTTGTCATTGGGGGATGTTTTGGCTGGTGGGGACACCGTTCACTGTTCCTCAGTGAAGTGACGGGTTTGAAACAGCAACATGCTGCTCAAATTGTGACTATCAGTCAGAAAGCACATTCGGAGACGTTGGCCGCCATCCAACAGATGAAGAATGCACAGAGCCGGGTTGCGCAATTGGATGATTATTATTCAGGAAAATTAACCTATGTTACCGAAGAAAATGCCGCTTTACGCGCTGACATTGCCGCTGGTCATCGTCGGGTGCAAATCGCCGCCGCCAACCTTGCTACCTGTCAGCTCACCCAAAACCGAGATACCGGCTCCCGCAGCGTGGGCGATGAAACCCAAGTCGAACTCACTGCAAAAGCTGGACGTGCTATTTACGATATCCGAGCCGGAATCATCAGCGATCAGGCCAAATTAGATTACCTGCAACAGTATGTACTTGAAGTCGTTCGCCAATGTAAACCGTAAATATTGTCCTTCACTTAAACATCGTTCAGCAGACCCCAAAAGCCTTTTTTCACGTTGGAAAAAGGCTTTTATTCTATTGATTTTACGTGTTTTTTAAACGGGGTTTGTATGACATTTCCTACAAATCCCGTTTAATGTCTGCCCGGTTTTTTCATGGCATTCTTACGTCATGAACACACAACTCACTGAACTGCTGCGCTTAATGCGCAACCTGATCCGAACCGGCGTCATCACCCAAGTGGACACCACAAAGGGTATGTGCCGGGTTGCAACAGGCAACCTTGAAACCAACTGGCTGAACTGGTTGACATCCAGGGCGGGAAACTCCCGCACTTGGTGGGCGCCCAGTATCGGTGAGCAGGTTTTATTACTGTCCATAGGCGGAGAACTGACCACCGCCTTTGTATTGCCTGCGATTTTTTCAGATGAGTTTCCGGCGCCATCGACATCATCAGAAGCGACGCATATCCAGTTTCCGGATGGTGCAGTGATGGAATATGAACCGCAATCAGGCGCATTGACTGTGACCGGCATCAAAACCGCGACAGTGACTGCTTCGGATTCCGTCCATATTACCGCACCGGAAATCACCTGTGTCGCCAGTACCAGAATCACACTGGATACACCGGAAGTCATCTGTACACAGCTAATGAGCACGGGGAATTTGATCGTGCGCAATGGCGGCAAAATGACGGGCAATATTGAACACACCGGCGGCACATTCAGTTCCAACGGCGTGGTCGTGGATTCCCATAAACACACCGGCGTCAGGTCAGGCGGTGACACATCAGGAGGCCCCGTATGATGTATCTGGGAATGAATCGGCAGACGGGCCGAGAACTGACAGATCTGGCTCATGTCCGGCAATCTGTCAGCGATATTTTATTAACTTCCGTGGGCAGCCGCATAGCACGCCGTACTTATGGTTCGTTGCTGCCAGAACTGATCGATTGGCCACAGAACCCGGCGCTCCGGCTTCAGGTCATGGCGGCCAGCTATACCGCTATCAGCCGTTGGGAGCCACGTGTGATGCTTACGTCAATCACAATGGAGACCCGGCAGAACGGTGAAATGGTGGTGGATATTGCGGGAACTTATCATCAATCCGCCAAAGAATTTTCACTTTCTATTCCGGTGAGCCATTCCCGGTGAGGTAAGTCATGCCAACAATCGATTTAAGCCAGTTGCCACCACCGGATGTGGTGGAACCACTAGATTATGAACAACTGCTGGAAGAGCGCAAAGAAGGATTGATCTCGCTCTATCCAGAAGAACAGCAGGATGCGATTGCACGAACTCTGCAACTGGAATCAGAACCTTTGGTCAAATTGCTGGAAGAGAACGTTTATCGCGAATTGCTCTTGCGTCAACGCGTCAACGAAGCCGCCCGTGCGGTGATGGTGGCCTATTCGACAGGTAGCGATCTGGATCAATTAGGTGTGAACAATAACGTAGCCCGAATGGTTTTGAGCCCTGCGGATAACTCCACCGTACCACCGACACCAGCGCTAATGGAATCTGACAACGACTACCGTGTTCGCATCCCACAGGCTTTTGAAGGTTTGAGTGTGGCTGGGCCAGTTGGTTCCTATGAATTCCATGCCCGCAGTGCGGACGGTCGGGTTGCTGATGCTTCGGCTATCAGCCCGTCACCAGCCAATGTCACCGTGACCATTATGTCCCGTGAAGACAAAGGCGTGGCATCGAAAGAGCTGCTGGATAAAGTCGAAAAAGCGCTGAACGACGAAAACGTGCGTCCGGTGGCGGATCGCCTGCAAGTCCAGTCGGCGAGTATTGTGGAATATGAAATTGATGCGGTGCTGTATATCTTCCCGACACCGGAATCAGAACCGATCCGCAAAGCGGCTGAGCAGAAGCTGAAATACTACGTTGAAGCACAGCATCGTCTGGGGCGTGACATTCGCTTGTCGGCAATTTATGCCGCATTGCATGTGGAAGGCATCCAGCGTGTGGAGCTGAAAGCCCCGCTGAAAGATGTGGTGCTGGATAAAACTCAGGTGTCTTACTGCACCAAAACCACACTGATGATGGGAGGTTCAGATGAATGATCGCCTTCTGCCGATGGGCTCAACCCAGCTAGAACTTGCTGCGGCCAAAGCCTGTGCCGAGTTGCAGAAGATTAAAGTGCCGCTGCGTGAACTGTGGAACCCAGATACCTGTCCGGCAACGTTGCTGCCCTATCTGGCATGGGCGTGGTCAGTGGATCGCTGGGACGAACACTGGTCTGAGAGCATCAAAAGAGAAGTGATCAAAAGCTCGCTATTCCTGCATAAACATAAAGGAACGATTGGTGCAATTCGGCGGGTCGTTGAACCGCTGGGGTATCTCATTCGCGTAAAGGAATGGTGGCAGACCAATGATGTACCAGGCACCTTCCGGCTGGATATTGGTGTATTGGAAAACGGCATCACCCATGAAATGTTCGAAGAACTGGAAAAACTGATTTCTGATGCTAAGCCAGTCAGCCGACATTTGATTGGATTAGACATCAATCTGGATACACGCGGTGAGTATTACTACTCGGCAGCCAGTTACAGCGGTGACGAGCTGACGGTTTACCCCTATTTCCCAGAACAAGTAACAGTATCCGGCTCAGACGTTGTGGGTATGGGCATACATATTATTGATGACATGAGGATTAGACCATGAGTACCAAATATTTTGCGCTGCTGACGCAGCTAGGCGCAGATAAGTTGGCGAATGCTGCGGCATTGGGTACAAAAATTGAAATCACCCATATGGCCGTTGGTGATGGTGGTGGCAGCCTGCCGACACCAGATACTAAGCAGACCAAACTGATTAATGAAAAGCGTCGTGCCGCGATCAATACGTTGAGCATCGATCCCAAAAACACTAACCAGATCATCTCTGAACAGGTTATCCCTGAAAGTGAAGGTGGTTGGTGGATCCGTGAAATCGGCCTGTTTGACAAAGATGGCATTCTGATTGCTGTCGGGAACTGCGCGGAAAGCTACAAACCACAATTACAGGAAGGTTCCGGCCGTACCCAGACCATCCGCATGATTTTGATTGTTAGTAGTACCGAGTCGGTGACATTGAAAGTTGACCCGTCTGTGGTTCTGGCAACTCGCGAATATGTTGATGGCTCCATTCAGAAGCATGAGAACAGTCGTAATCATCCTGACGCGACGCTGAAAGAGAAGGGATTTGTGATCCTGAGCAGCGCAGTGGATAGCAACAGCGAAACCCATGCGGCAACACCGAAAGCGGTGAAGGCGGCATATGACTTTGCTAATGCGGCGAATAATAATGCCAACGGTCGAGTGCCATCTGGTCGTAAGGTGAATGGGAAAGCATTGTCGGAAGACATCCATCTTAAGGCTTCTGATGTAGATGCATATAACAAAACTGAAACCGATGCACGAGTGAATGATGCCAAAGCGCAGGCGAAAGCTGCGAATGATAATGCCGATGGCCGCGTTCCAACGGGACGTAAGGTTAATGGTAAAGCTCTGAATGCGGATATTGCGCTGAATTCTGGGGATGTGGGTGCATATTCCAAAGGCGAGACAGATATTCGGGTTGATGAAGCAAAAGCGTTGGCTAATACTGCAAACCAGAATGCGGCTAATGCAAATAATAATGCGAATACTCGTTTGGAGAAAAACCAGAATGGTGCAGATATTCCGAATAAGCCGAAGTTTGTAGAAAACCTCGGTTTAGCGGAAACCGTCGAAAAAGCCAAGAATGCTGTATCAGCCAACGGTGGTCGATATGTGGGAAATTTCTCATTTGGACAGGTAGAAACTGTACCAACAGAACAGAATAAAGCCATGTTAGTATCTTTAGCAGGCAAAGGAGGACGGCCAGCAAGAGAACTCGCATCATATTCCCAATACGAGTGGTATACTAACTCAGTTCAAACTGGAGTTGTTCGTGGTGGTAGTTCAGATATTTTTAGCTACGGAATCAACATTAATAATAAACGTGTGTTGAATTTATTCCCAAATGGTACGTTAGAAGTTGCTAAGATTGATTTGAAAGATTATTCAAATTTTGATTCACATTATAAGAATACTATTGAATTATCCCAAAAAGCGTTACCTAAATCATCACTTGTACAAGTATCAGGAAGTTCTACTGAACATGTAATGAGTCAAAAAGCAGTAACAGAAGCATTAGCAAAAGCAGTATCTATTGATGTATTGCATCCTATTGGTATTGTTTTATGGTTTGCACAAAATAAAAATCCGAATAATTTATTTCCGGGGACATCGTGGAAATATATTGGCGAAAATAGAACTGTTCGCTTGGCTGCTGCTAATGGTTCAAATGTGTTATCAACGGGTGGGAATGATACTAAATGGTTATCTGTCAACCAAATACCTAAGCACAGTCATTCTTTTAGCGCAAATACTAGTAATGCAGGCGGTCATAATCATAGTCGTGGAGATATGAACATTACTGGTTATCTACCAAGTGTTATTCAACATGGGAATGATGTTTTTGGCGGTGCTTTTGCTAGAAATGGGCAGAATAAACCAGCCGTAGACTATACTGACCACTGGAAAGAACTTACTACATTTGACGCATCTCGTACTTGGACTGGGCATACATCATGGGGTGGTGAGCATATTCATAATGTTAGTGGTACAACATCAGAAATTGGTAAAGGGGAAGGATTTGATGTTACTAACTCTTATGTTATGTTAATGGGGTGGTACCGTATTTCTTAATTTGGTTTTTTATATAATATAGTAGATCAGGGGCATTACACCCCTGATTATCATTCCGGTTTTTTAGGCCAATCAATTTTTGGAGCGGTAGTACAATCAACTCTATTCAACATAACTCGATAATGCTGCCACTCTGTTAAAGTTGTAGTCTCCTGTGCTGTTGCTATATCAAGATCTATTGCATCTTGCAGAGGAAAAATTACAGCATTTGTTTTTGTTAGTAATTCCTGCTTTCGCTTTTTTGCTCGAATAATTAACTCATCTTTAGAGTATTCGCGTGGAACAATATCACCGTTGATATATTGCCAGTTTCCTGAAATATCTACACCATCAGGTAATGATGCCATCTCAACAATACTTCCATTCTCTGGGCATATAGCTGAAGCTTGCTTATCTATTACACAAATAACATTGTTAGTATCATATTTTATTTTGTAAGTATTTTTATTAAAATTTGAGATATTTTTATACCAATCCTGGCCATCATTAGTTCGATAAAAAATAGCATTGAATTCTCGTTCAATTTTATTATCCTCCTTATTTTCTGGAGAATAGCTGGAGAAATTTTTCAGATGTAACATTATAAAGCTCCTATGTTATACCAAGTTCCGTTAATGAGTTTTTGGAGTGGGCGACGCGAAACTCTATCTGGTTCATCATTTCCATCATTAATTACGGCAGTAATTACATACGGAGGAGTATCAGAATAGCCATAGGCCATCCAAAGCTGCGCATGTTCTACAGAACCAAGACGAATATCCTGAACATAGCGAGAATCAAAGTTACTATAATCATTAGGAAAAATTTTACCATTAACGGCAAATTCAATTTGGCCAGAAGTTAATCGCTGACTATACCATAGCCATCCCTTATTATCTGCTGCTTCTAACACAACATTACGTACACCTCCAGCATGTGTATCTGCAAATGTATAAATAGAAACTGGTGAATTTGCTGTATTGTTTGAATGAATTTTTAACGAATTATCATTTTCTCCTACAAGCAATGAACCCTTTATTCCTATATCTCCATTACGTGTATTTAAAAAAATCCGTGTCTGGTTATCTAACGTTGATTTCAGTCCAATACCGTACCATGATAAAATTTCAAGATTATTTTCATCGAAACTTGCGTTGTCCTTACCAGATATCAACATTCCATGTCTTTCACCCCAAACTCCTTCCCCAAGATTAAAGGAAGTTTTAGAGCAGTATTTATCTGCATGTATTTCACCACCCACTTTCCCACCAGTTATAGGCAATGCTCCTACATCTATAGCTGATGGTTTATTCACTGAGCTATATTGAACAAACCACTCTTGATACTCTTTACCTGAATCCCATGATTGACGAACAGCAATGTGCCCGCGATGGGACATATATAATTGTGAAATACATGGCTCTCCCACTGTTACAATCATCATGCCATAACTGTAAATTGGCGTTCCGTTTACTTTAGGGAAATCTGCTACAGTTGCAGAATCAGCAATAGCAATAAGATATACCCCTGATGTATTACAACCCGCAAATGTTCCCCCATTGTTCACCCTACCAATAATAGATTTGGACCATGCGCCAGCTGCCAATTCCACGGTTCCCGTTAAACCGACGTTAAAAGAAACTTCTAACCGTTTAAAATTTCAGACTAAAAATTCAGGAAATCACCAACTAGAAAAATAATAAATAAATTTTATGATTTTCTGGTTCTTAGAAGAGTATTTACTTATTGCTTTATTCGGCTTTCAATTCTGATTGAGATTAAACGTCGGTTTTATAGAACAGAGAACAGGGACTAAAACAGACAAAGTAATGAGTCAAAAAGCTGTTACCGATTCCTTAAACAATAAGCAAGACAAAGGTAACTTTGCCAAAGGCGATTTATTTACTACTAATACTACTAAGGGGGTATCGTCCAGTATCATTAAATCCCCAAATCATAAAGCGAGACTTGAGATAGCTGATGGGAGCTGGTTAGTACTGGTGAATGAGGCGACTGAGGAAATTAAATTTTCTGTAGATAGTGGAGGAAATATAGCAAACGGATTAGTTGCTATAAAAGCAGGTGGTACAGGGGCAAAAACAATAGAGCAGGCTCGTGTAAATCTTGGCTTAGTAGAAACAGTGAACCTAGCAAAGAATGCGTATCCGATAACAGGCGGGACATTAAATGGTGTACTAAAAGCTTCAAATATGGTTGTATCTCAAGGGGATGGGAGACAACACCTCGGACTTACAGACAGTGACGGGAGAGCACGGGCATGGATATATAAAGATAAAGGTGGCGATGGGATATATATCAATAATGGTTATGATGGTGGTGGGGAATGGCTTTTATCTAAAAATGGAGAGTTATATTGTCCTGGTGCAATAAATTCTTATTTAAGACATACCATCCAACATACTGGATTTGGAAGAATTCAATTTTTCCATCAAAATACTAAAGACTATATATTGTTAGAAACAACTCAAGATGGAAAAGGAATCTATTTTGTTCAACGAAATAAAGATAATAAAAATCAATGGGTTCTATCTTTTCCTCAAAAAAATGGAACTGTGGCTACAACAGATGATATTTTTGCCACAAAAAATACGTCTAAGAAAGATCCTAATGGGTGGTGGAAATGTGGTGATACAGGTCTGATTATTCAGTGGGGGAAATGGAATAATCCCTATAAAAGAAATGATTTGGGAGGTGATGATGGTATTCCTCACGGAAAAAACTTTACGCAAAACTTTGCTATCCCTTTTTCCAATACATGTTTCAATATAATGCCAAATATTACTAATAGCGACATGAGGGATAACATAAATAGCCCTACAATAACAGTCCATAGCTTCGACAAAGAAAAATTCATATTTCAAACAGGTGAGCATTGGAGTGTTACTCAAAATTCATTTATCTATTGGTTCGCAATAGGATATTAACGGGAGGATATATGTATTTTTACAGTGCAAAAGAGAATCAGTTTTATCCCTATGAGTTAAAAAAAGATTATATCAATGCTGGCTCATGGCCAGATGATGGTATTGACGTTACTGATGATGTTTATTCAGAATTTGTAGGCAATATGCCTTCTAAAGGTAAGGTACGTATTGCTGGAGATGATGGCTTACCGGCATGGGGGGATATTCCCCCGCTAACTCAAGCAGAACGAACAAGGCAATCCGAGGTAGAAAAACAGCAATTAATGTCCAGAGCAAGAGAAAAAATCGCGCCACTTCAAGATGCAGTTGATTTGGGAATAGCTACAGAGGCAGAAAGGTTAGCGCTTAATGAGTGGCGAAAATATAGGGTAATGTTGAATAGAATTGATTGTACTATGTCACTAGATATCAAATGGCCGGAACAACCAAAAATAAAATAATTACAGGGGCATTATGCCCCTGATTATCATTCTGGTTTTTTAGACCAACCAAGTTTTTCAATATCTGAAGTATTAAGATCAATCAATTTAACACTATAAACTTCCCACTCGTGCAATAACTCAATTTCTTCCTTTGATGCCATATTAAGTCTAACCTTACGTTCCAATTTAATAATTCTTTGTTCGGCTTCCTGTAACAGCGATTGTTTTTTATTTTCTATTTTCTTTAAATCATGTTGTTGCTGTTCATTAAGATCAGTTACCCACTGTTTCCCATCCCATTTATCGAATAAAGTCTTAGGTTCTAATAGAGTCAATTCAGAAGGAATTTCTCCAATTGACTGTATTTTCAGAGATTTTAGGGTGTTGATGTGATAGGCAGTTTTTCCACGATAATCTGGTATATTAATCCATGACTTTCCATCAGTACTACGACAAACAGCGATATCTACCGATTCTGGTAGTTCTGGAGCATCTGAATAAGCCCCAGCAGACAAGCTAACGCCAACGACAGTGCGCTCCATATCTGCACAAATATATTCTCTTGTTTCAGTATTAGCCCGATAAACCATTACCCAGCCATTAGACGTTGCAAAACCATTTTCATCAAAATCAGGGGTTTTAATATCAGTTGTATATTTCATTATGCTGCTCTCACTATATATAAAAATGTAACGTTACGAGGACGGGTACTAAACCACCATGAAACTCCTGTAGATGATCCTAAAGCGGCGGTAGAGACTGTTCCTGGTATTCCTGAATCAGTGTTTCCACCAGGTATTGGTTGATTATTAGGAGCTTTCGCGGTATTAGGTTGTGCTTGAGTTGTAAAATCTGCACTATCAAAAGGAACCCCAATCGCTGCGGCATGAACTCCGTTGGCGTCATTTCCTACATAATCAAGAACTGCCGTTCTTATCAGAGTTGGTGATTGATAACTGAGTGGAATACGACCACTATCAATTCCACGCCCATTATCCCAGCCTCGAATAAACTCACCTCGTAAATCTGGCACGGTACCGGAAGGATATGCAGTTGCTAACTTGGGATATTTTGATTTATCAAAGTGTTGGCCATTACAAATTAAATAACCGGGAGGTGGCTTATCTTGCGGCCATGGTAAAGGTACTCCAACAGGAATATCACTGATACTAGCAATATCTTCAGTTGTAGCTAATATGCCACTCTTACTAGGGAACTCGACCAAATAAATATTTTTCCCTTGACGGTTTCTCCTATATAAATAAATACTTGATGAACTACCGCCTAAAGATGCTTCAAATGATAAGAAATCATTTTCTTTATTTGGTGGATAAAAATTAATTCTAGGATAGTCACCAGTGACATTAACTGAAAAATAATTGCCTTTGGCAAAGTTGTCTCTTACCCAATCTTGTTGGGCTGAATTCTTAGCCAGATTCACCGTTCCCACTAAACCGAGGTTTTCTACAATACCTAGTCCCAACGATTTGACACTAAAATCCCTCCCCACACACCTTGAAAACCAAAAAACAACGTCTCAAATAAGCCACTTTTGGCTATCAAAAAATAACCAAAATAGCAATTTGCATATAAAAATGTGGATAAGTATAAATAATGAACTGATTGGCGTGTAAAAAGCAATCAATTTGAGTGTGTTATTTGAGCAATCTGGATTTCTATCCAACAGCACCTGTAAATATCCTCGAAACATCCTGAGAATTAATATTCATTCATTTAACCAATTGATTTAAAACAAAAATACCAAACCATATTTGTATCCACTACCACACATTTCCCATCGAATGATTTCCCCCACCCAATCCGTCAATATAGCGGCACACCTTAACAGGAGAACGCTAAAATGGCACAAGATTATCATCACGGTGTCCGTGTACAGGAAATCAATGAAGGTACTCGCACCATCACCACAGTTAGCACAGCTATCGTGGGTATGGTTTGTACTGGTCCTGACGCAGACGAAAAAACATTTCCATTAAACACTCCAGTTTTGATTACTGACGTTATGAGCGCCAGTGGCAAAGCAGGGAAAAAGGGAACTTTGTACTCATCACTGAAAGCGATTGCTGATCAGGCTCAGCCTGTCACCGTCGTTGTTCGTGTGGCTGAGGGCGAATCTGAAGAAGTAACCGTTTCTAACATCATCGGTGGTGTCACTGATGCGGGTAAGAAAACGGGTATGCAGGCACTGTTGGCGGCGCAAAGTCAGCTCGGTGTTAAGCCTCGTATTCTGGGTGTTCCAGGTCTGGATTCAAAAGCGGTTGCGATTGAACTGGCCAGCGTTGCTCAGAAGCTGAAAGCAATGGCGTATGTCAGCGCTTATGGCAGCAAAAATATCTCTGAAGTCATCAAATACCGCGACAACTTCAATCAGCGTGAGCTGATGCTGATTTGGCCGGATTTCTTGAGCTGGGATACTGTTTCCAATAGCGAGTCTATCGCTTATGCAACCGCTCGTGCTCTGGGCCTGCGTGCCAAAATCGACGAGGAAACTGGCTGGCACAAAACACTGTCCAACGTGGGTGTTAACGGTGTAACCGGTCTGTCTGCTGACGTCTTCTGGGATCTGCAAGATACCGCAACTGACGCTGATCTGTTGAACAAGAGTGGCATCACTACTCTGATCCGCAAAAACGGCTTCCGTTTCTGGGGCTCCCGTACTTGCTCTGATGACACACTGTTCCAGTTCGAAAGCTACACCCGTACCGCTCAAGTTCTGGCTGACACCATGGCTGACGCACATATGTGGGCAATCGACAAACCACTGACACCATCACTGGTACGCGACATTATCGAAGGTATTAATGCCAAGTTTCGCGAACTGAAATCTGGTGGTTACATCATCGATGGCCGTTGCTGGTATGACGAAAAAGCCAACGACAAAGACACGCTGAAAGCAGGCAAACTGACCATCGATTACGACTATACACCTGTACCGCCACTGGAAAACATGATGTTACGCCAGCGCATTACAGATAGTTACCTGATGAATTTCGCTAAAAGTATCAATAAATAAGGGGCTAACTGATGGCATTACCTCGCAAACTTAAATACCTGAATTTGTTCAATGATGGCAACAACTATCAGGGGATCGTGGAAGAACTGACTCTTCCTAAGTTAAGCCGCAAGCTGGAAGCTTATCGTGGCGCTGGCATGAACGGCAGCGCAATGGTGGATCTGGGTCTGGATGAAGGTGCATTGGATGCGGAATTCACTCTGGGCGGTATTGAATCTCAACTGTATAAGCAGTGGGGCATTGCGACAGCAGATGGCGTTATGTTGCGCTTTGCTGGCTCTTTTGAGCGCGAAGATACCGGTGATGTGGTTGCGGTTGAAGTTGTGATGCGTGGTCGCTTCCAGGAGTTTGATCACGGCACTTATAAACAAGGTGATAACTCTCAGACCAAAATCACCGCGAAAAACACTTATTTCAAACTGACATGGGATGGCGAAGAGCTGATTGAAATCGACACCATCAACATGGTTGAGAAAGTGGGCGGAGAAGATCGTCTGGAGCAGCATCGCCGCAATATCGGTCTTTTTTAATCGCTTTTTTAGCAATTAGATTTTTTAAAACTTATTTCCTGTCTCATCGGAGTTTGAACCATGCCTGCTGGGACAGGTTTTTAATCGGATAAACAAGGTTGAACCATGACAGAAACACTGAACACTCAAAATGACGATCTGCGCACCATCGAATTGGAAGCTCCATTGGCGCGAGGTAACGGCGAAATCACGGAAGTGATGGTACGCAAACCTACCAGTGGTGCGTTGCGCGGTGCACGTTTACAGGCGCTGCTGGAAATGGATGTGGATTCTATGCTGCTTGTCCTGCCGCGTGTTACCACTCCTGTATTGACCAAAAATGACCTAATGATGATGTCACCTGGTGATCTGATTAATCTCAGTGTGGAGGTGGTCAATTTTTTGTTGCCGAAGTCGGTCAAGTCCGATTCCCAGAACAATTAACCGTTGATGAATTGGTGGCGGATATCGCCACCGTTTTTCACTGGTCACCGGCAGTGACAGATGAAATGTCATTGTCGGAACTGTTGGATTGGCGACATCGGGCCATTTTAAGAAGTGGTGCAGAAAATGAGTAATATACAGTCACAGCTAAACAAGGTGCTGAGTACCGTTGGAAAGCTGACCGGTTCCTTTAAATCTTTTCAACGGCATCATAAAAAGCTGGAAAATTCAGTCGATAAAATTCATAACCAGTTCAAAAAACTCAATAAGACCGTTGAGAGCTTAAAGCCTATCGTGGGTTATGCGCAGGAAACTGCGCGTATACGCACCGATCTTAAAGCCTATAATCAAACAATTAAACAATCTTTATCTGCGCGGCAGAATTCGACAAGAACGATGCAGGTTAGTGCTGCCAGTCAATCAGCTAATATTATTCAAACTACCCAGATTATCAAACAGGAAAATTCATCCAGTAAAAAAAGCGAATTTAATCTTGGTGTAACGGGAAATATGACTAACAATTTTACATTGTTAGATAAGTTGGTCATTAATATCAATCCAAAGATAACAATTTTATTTAGTATTCTGAATAAAATTAATGCGGTTTTGAATGTCACTACTGGTGCAGTAAAAGTAGTATTTCAAACTCTGGTTGGTTATATACAACTATTTGGAAATATTGGTATAAAAACATTCGACTCTTTAAGAGTCAGTTTGAATATATTTACGCAGTTGGGTATTCAGGCTTTTGTATCTTTAAAAGTTAGTCTGAATATTTTTGCGCAGTTGGGAATTCAGGCTCTGGTGTCCTTAAGAGTTAATTTGAATTTCTTTGCACAGTTAGGAATCCAGGCGCTGGATAAATTAAAATCCAGTCTGGATGCATTTGCACAGTTGGGGCTTAAAGCTTTTGAAGAATTAAAAGCCAGTCTGAATTTCTTTGCACAATTAGGTGTTCAGGCGCTGGATAAATTAAAATCCACACTGGATTCATTTGTGCAGTTGGGAACTCAGGCCCTGAATAAATTAACCGCTCCCCTGGAT